CAGTTCTGTTTGCAAGTTGATCGGTAACTCTTTGAATTTCCGATTCCAGATTTCTGATCTGTCGTTGACATCCAGAGATCTTAATATTGTTTTGAGAAATGCCATGCGTTAAGGATGTAATCTCCTTCGATAGGTCAGTGAATTGACGCTCTCTCTCCTCTTCGTTTTTAATTGCCTCTTCCAGTTTTAAATAACCAGATTGCAACTCTTTTGCTTTACTTTGAGCATCACTAATCTTATTTATTCTGAAGTCCTCTTCAATTGACTGTGTGCAGGTAGGGCATACCGTATTCTCTGTAAAAAATTTATGTTCCTTAGTAATCGTTGATACTTTGTTAGAAATCTTACCCTTTAGATTACCAAGTTCACGAAGTTTCTTTGATGCACCACTGAACTTTTCCAGTTTAGATTGAAGTTCCTGAACTTCTGTATTCAGGTCTTCATTACTATTCATCAGGTTATTTTCTTCAATAAGAATATTTTGAATACCCTGTTCTTTCTCTTTGATGTCTTCTTTGCTACGACTTTCAATCTCATCAATAAAGTTCTGCTGCATTTCAACTTTATCATTCAAAGATTCTTTCTTCAGTTCAAGAACTTTAACCTCTTCTTTGACGAGACGGATCTTCTCTTTGATAACAGAGTTCATGCTGGAGAAGATACGAATATCAAGCAAGTCTTCAATCACATCCCTACGATTTGCTGCAGACAGTTGCATAAAAGGAACAAAAGTGCTGCTACCCAAGATCACAATCTGAGTGAATGACTTGTAGTTCATCTTCAGAACATTTTGTTCCAACCACTTTTGCTGATCTAATGCTGCAGCATCTTGATTCAAAGTCTTTCCATCTCTTTCAATCTCAAAGAGGTTGGGTTTGATTCCACGAATAATTTTCCAACTCGTTTTATTGACTGAGAACTCAACTTCTACCCGACAATCTTTTTCATTGACAGAGTTTGGAAGTTGGGGTTTATTAATCTTACGGAATGGTTTTCCAAACAAAGAAAAGGTAAGAGCATCAAGCAGTGTACTCTTACCTGCACCATTAGTGCCGATGATTAGATTTGTGGAGTGATTTTGAAAATTGATTTCAGTTTCATGATTACCCGTAGAAAGAAAGTTTTTCCAACGGATCTTCTCAAATAAAATCATGACTTACTTCAGGTGGAATAACAAGGTCGTTTTTAGTAATGATGGCATACTTGCAATCATGCAATTCACAAGTCTTTAGCATTATATCATCTTCTACTTCTATAACGTGCATTTCTGGACTGCCATCGTCCTCCAACATCATAGCATATCTCATCGCATCGTCCTCAAGTTCAAACAAATATAAAATTTGTTCTCCCTCACTGTTTTCTACCGAGTATGCTCCATCGGTCTCTCTTCCGTAGACTGTTAAGATATACATTAAATTAACTCACATGCTTCTTGATAAGTTGCTCGCATGATGTTTTGGATCTTAGACTTATCAAGATTGATTTCTGCTTCTTGAATATATCTATTCAAGATAGAAAGAGTATCTTCAGATTCAAATGCTTCAAAATCGTCAGACTCCTCAATAACAAAGTTCTCAACAATCTTCAGATCTGCAACGTTTGCAGAATAAAGTTTATCAATAAACTTTTCAAACTTTTTACTATCACTCTTTTTACGAACAATCACCTTGACGATTTTGTTTTCATACTCACGGGTGTCAAATGTCTGGTGATTTGTATCTTCGTAGTAAATGATGTGAAAGAGTTGATAAGGATTGTCTACTGGAAAATGTTCAAGAGTTTTTGTATCAAAGATGGTGAATCCTCTCCGATCACCGACATCGTTCCAGAACATTTCGTATGGGTTTCCCAGATAGAAGATTCGACCATCATCCGATCTAGTATGGTAGTGCCCGCTGAAGACATGGGAGAACTTCTCAAATAACTTGCTCTCATGACCATGATCCATGATGATGCCTCGATGAGCTCTAAATCCTTGGAGTTCAAGGTGCCCCATCGCGCACTTGCGATCTGTCTCTTTAATAAGTTTGAAAGTTTCTTCTTCATTGTCAGTAGTAATCCAAGGAATAAACAGTATGCCAAGTCCACCAATATTTACTTCTGTTGCTCTTGAGTAGATCTCAACGTTGTCATACTCCCTGAGAAGCAAATCAACTGCATTTACATCATTTGTGTTTTTGTAGTATGCAGTATGATTACCAACAATCGTATGAACTTTGATACCCAATCTTTTTAGACGATCATAGTAATTATCTTTTGCCCATGCTAGTGCAGAAAAATCAATTCCTTTACGACTATCAAAGGTATCACCCATATCAATCACTTCTGTAATTCCATTCTCTTCCAGATATGGAAAGAAAATATCATTGTAGAATTTCAGAAAATAATCATGAAAGAGTTTTGAATTCTTTCTGCACCCAAAGTGCTGGTCAGTGATAATTGCTACTTTCATCTCTAGTTGCCGTTTTTCCCTTTGAATCCTACGGAGAAATGCATAATGTATAATTTGCGTAAAGTAAGCAAAAGGATTCTGGGATTTCTCAGGATTAAAATTATGTATGTATTGAACGCAATTTTCGATTCCATCAGAAATCATGTCCTCCTTGAACATGTAATTGACAAAGTTGGGCTTGAAGGACAAGTGATTTGCGATCTTCAAGAAACACTCACCAATATAACGCGGAATGGGAGGTTTTGTCTTCCAAGACTTTGCTCTCTCTGACTTCTCTTTTTCGCAGAGGTCTTGTCCAAATTCCTTGAAATAAGAAAGTTCAACATTTGTTCTGTATTCAACCAGAGCAGCAAGAAATTCTTTGTTATTTACATAGTGCTCTGACCTTTTTCTTTTGGTCATACCCGGTTGTATCATAACGTGTCTCATAATATGTATAGATTATATCATCTACACTCATACTTGACAAGGTATCAAATGTTCTGTAGAATAACTCTGTTAGGGTTGATAGGAAAGCTATAAGTACCTTAGTTACTCTTAAAGATCTTCTCCAACAACTCTTTAGTATCATTGACGTTAGCAATATATCCCATCTTACGATCTATCTTTTGTTGATTAGGAGTCGTATCTTCAGACTGTCTAACGTAGTCTTGATACATCATAATCATTTCAATGTCTGCTGATTCAGTCATTGTAAGAACATCATCTAGATTTACTACAAACATATCATCAGATGTAGTCTTTAACCAAGGTTCTACCTTGTATCCCACAACACCTAACTTACCTTTAATTTCATTAACAATAACTGGATTAGAAATAAGAAGAAAGGTTCTATCATCTTCATCTGATGCTGCTACTTTTGCAAAGAGTTCTTCACCTGTCTTTAATTTGACTGTTGCGTAGAAATCGTCTTCGATCATATGTCTCCTCTTAATTTAATAGTAATTATTTCATAATTAAATTTTTCTTCGTTATAGATTTTAATTCTTTCTATGAAATGATTGAGTGTGTAATTTCTTCTTGACTTTGTTGAGCAATCATCGGAGATATCATACAAAGTAGCTTTGACTTTATTCTTTCCCTTCCTAAGGACTCTACCAATACTCTGAAGATTACGAATTCTTGATTTGCTGGGTGAAGCAAAGATTACATTATGAAGATTTTTAATATTAATACCAGTTGAGAAAGTTCCGTAAGAGGCGACAATAATAGCGTCATTCTCTCTTTCTGTAATTTCTCTAACCAATTCTCTTTCTTCAGTATCTACACCACCATGTATAAAAAATACCTTTTGGTCATCACCCTTATTCTTATTTATCTTTTCGTATAGAACCTGTCCATGAGACTCAACTCTTTGGAAAAGCACAAGTGTATTGCCTTTAAGATCTAATGTTAGATTCTTGATGAAGTTATTCCTTTGTTCATGTGTAATTAAGTATTGAATTTCATCTTCATAGGTATCAAACTTTCTCTTAGGATGTTTGAGAACAAGACATTGTATATCCAACTGAGAAAGGTGTCCCTGCCTCATTAACTCCTCAGTTCTGGTTACGTTGTATGATGGACCAAAGAGTCCCTCAAGCACCCACTTATGGGTCTGTGTGCCGTCTAATGTGCCAGTAAATCCAAATCTATACTTTGCATGATGTAACTTAGTCATGATCTGAATCAGTGACTTAGACTTGAATAAATGTGCTTCATCACCTATAATAACACCATAGTCTTCAAAGAATGATCTGTCCAGTTTGTAAACTGACTGCCAAGTGGTAATCGTAACTGGAGCATCATTACTTTT